CGTTTCGTGCGAATCTTCAAATTGAGGATTTGCCCAAAAACCTCAACGTTCTGTACCTCTGGACAGAGCGCGGCGCACTGCTCCACGCAAAGTCGCTCAACACCAACAAGGCGTGGGAAGTTTACGGCCAGCTTGTCGAGACGTATTTCAGAGCCAAGAAAGCCGAGACCGCTTTACAGAATCTCTCGCCGCAGTTGCAGTTCATGATACGCATGGAAACGGAGCAGAACGCCCTTAAACAGCGCGTAGACAACGTGGAGCGCAGGCTTGAAACTCTGACAGTACCGACCGAGAAGCCCGCTCCCAAGAAGCACACCTGCGGCAAACCGTGGAGCGAACGCGAGCTTGACTATCTCCGCAAGGCTTACGCTCTCGGTCAGACCGACAACGAAATTGCCGCCGACATGGGGCGCACGGTAGATTCGATCAAGAACAAGCGCCGTGTGCTGGGACTGTGTGACGACAGCAGGGGCGGACGCCGCTGGAGACCCGCAGAGGACAAAAAGCTAAAAAAGTATTACAATCAAGGCATTTCAGCCTATGATATCGGGCAGCTTCTCGGCAGAAGTCTTGAAGGCGTAGAGAGCAGACTTCACAGGCTCAGAAAGGCGGGGAAGGTATGAACCGCGAGGATTGCAAAGTGACAGTCGCCGAGACGGGCGAACCGATCGGCACGGCAAAGGCGGCGGCGCTGGCGGCGTTCCTCGCGGAACTGGCGGCAAAGGCTGACCCCGAAAAGGTAAGGCAGTACGCGGAGAAGAAGAGAGGAGAGAAAACGGCATGATGATTAAAGACATTCTCCACCGCCTGCGAAAGGGCACGGAGATCAACGTGTACTACATCAACGCCGACGGCGAACGCAAGACGATATACACTAATCTCGACGGCAAACCGGAGTTATATGTGCGGTGTGCGGACGTGTACAACATCAGCGTGAGCGATAACGGCGTTTTAGAGTGTGAGGTGGAGGAGCCATGAACGAGAATAAACAGGCGTTCGTTGAGGGTCTCGGAGTTATCCTTGCGACGTTCAGCCGCGAGGAGATTGTGCGAATGAGCTACGACAAGGACAGCGACGGATTTGAAGCGGTAACGATCGACTTCGGCAAGGGGCAGAGCCGCACGGTAAACGTTACGGGTGACAGCTGCATAGCTATCATGCACGACGTTTACAGGGCTTTGGCGTGAGGTGCGGGAATGAGATGTACAAAAAACCCGCGCCTGAAAAACCGCGGTATTGCGATGTGTGCGGAACGTGCGCTTGAGATAAATTTCGAGCATATCGGGATATTGCTCCGCACACTGCACACGTGTTTTTCGTTCAGCTACAAACGCGCCCGAGAGTTCGTCGCGGAGTACACCGAGACCGTCGGGGAGTTCGACGAAGACCCCGACGTTACCGACTACACGATTAACAGCTATCTCGAAGATATGCCCTATCTCACATGGGATAAGGCGCGGCACCTGATACGCCGCTTCGGGGAACGCGCGAAAACGCTGCTCGATGCAAAGATATTCGCCGACAAGGGTTTCGTGAACATCTTCGCGCAAAATCTTTTGCTTATGCTGATCCAGCTGCACTGCGGGTACGGTTTCGGTAAGAAACGTATGACGGAACTGATTGAAGCACTGGAACACACAGACCTTAACGGCGCGGCTGAATGGCTGAAAAAAGCGGGCATTGAACTTGAAGAGAATCACAACTGCGCGTATGAGCTGATAGCCAAGATCGAGCGCAAGGACAAGCCGATATCGACCGCCCGCGAACAGCTCGACGCACGGAGACAGCTGGAGGCGCTGAAAGCGTATCAGAGCGAGGTGAGCAGCCGTGACAAGTTGGCAGGAGCGGGAACGCCTGAAAGTCCTTGAAAAACGGCGCAAAGAGCACGAACAGTATGCCGCCGAACGGCTGGCAAAGGTCAACGAGATATGCAAGCTCGCATGGCTCAACGGCATGAGCTACGGGCAGTATATCGCCGAAAGGAGTAAGATCATGAGCGAAGAAATCAAAAACGAACAGACCGCAGAAGAAGCACCCAGAAAGCACGGCATAAGAGAGCCGCTAACTGCCGAAAAAATCTCGGAAGTTCAGTCACTGATTGACAGCGGTGCGACTATCGCGGAGACTGCGGAGCAAGCGGGTGTCGGCAAATCGACCGTCAGCCGTATAAAGAGCGGCGCATACGGCGTTAAACAGCCGAAGAAGCCGCCCAAAGCCGCCGAACCTGCGGCGATCACAACGCCCGAAGTAAGCAAGTCCGACAAGCGCGACATTCTGCGGCGGTTGATACTTGAAGTGAAATGCTGCCTTTCGAGTGCGCCCGCATTTGAGGACAAGGAAGAGGGATACGTCCTCGGACTGCTGACGGCGGCGGAACTGATACTGGGGGATAATGCAAAAATATGAAAGACGATTCGATTTTGATTATCGGAATTATCCTCGCGGCGATGATAGTATGCGGAGTTGCCGTGTGCCTGTGTGCCGCCGATGAGGACGATTTCGAGGAATGGAGTGAGGACGATGAACAAGACCGATAAACTGACCCCGCACCAGCGTATCATACTCATGAACGCGATAGCGGAAAGAGACAAGACCATATCTGAGTTAAAGCAGGAAGTCAAGCACTACAAGCGGCAGTACGAGATAGCCGTCAAACGCCGCCTCCACGAGCGTCACGAGCGCACCGAACGTCGCAAGGACAGGATAGCACTCGCGGTGCTGCTTGCGGTGATCGCGTTTGTGTTCCTGCCGATGACGGTCGGCGCGTTCCAGCAGACTATCTTGTGGGCGAGCGGAGTGTGAGGTGCGGCATGGAAGAATTTCAAGCAATGATGATAGTGTACATCGTCATCACGACCGCCTGCGTATTGTTCTGCATAGTGGCTACAATGCGGGTCTATCTCGATCACGTCAGGCAGAAGCGTGAAAGTGCCGCAGAGATCGAACACCTCAAAGCAGAGGTCAGAGCCTGCCGCGAGCTGCTGCGGGCGAAAAAATGAGCCTGTTCGTGTTGGCGCACGGACAAGCTCGAAAAAAGAGTATTATTGAAACACCTACATTATACACGAAAATTGACGGTTTGTCAAGGAGGAAAAATCATGTCAGTTAAAATAAACACACTCGAACTTGAAAACGTGAAGAAGATCAGGGCGGTTCAGCTCGCGCCGTCGAAAAACGGGCTGACGCTCATCGGCGGGAGAAACAGGCAGGGCAAAACTTCGGTGCTGGACGCTATCGCATGGGCACTGGGCGGCGACCGTTTCAAGCCCTCGGAGCCGCACCGCGAGGGCAGCATGGTCGAACCGCATTTGAAGATAACACTCGACAACGGCATTGTCGTGGAGCGGTCGGGCAAGAACGGTGCGCTCAAAGTCCTCGACCCGTCGGGGAACCGTGCGGGACAGCAGCTGCTCAACAGCTTTGTCGAGACCTTCGCCCTCGACCTGCCGCGTTTTATGGGGGACTCACCGAAAGAGAAAGCTGACACACTGTTAAAGATCATCGGCGTGGGTGACAAGCTCTACGAACTCGAACGCGAGGAAAAGCGGCTATACGACGAGCGGCGCTTCACGGGTCAGATCGCCGACCAGAAGCGCAAGTACGCCGACGAGCTGCCCGAGTTCCCCGACGCGCCCACCGAGCCTGTGTCGGCTTCGGAGCTGATAGCCCGTCAGCAGGAGATACTCGTGAGAAACGGCGAGAACGCCCGTCTGCGCCGTGAGCGCGATAAATGGAACGACGAGCTGAAAGCCGCCGAAAGTGCTTTCGCGCTGGCTAAACAGCGGCTCGAAGAAGCACAGGATAAGGCGGCTATGGCGAATACTGCGGCTACCGATCTCCACGACGAAAGCACAGCCGAAATCGAAGCCGACATCGCCAGAATCGACGAGATCAACAGGCAGGTGCGCTCGAATGCCGAGAAAGCCCGCGCCCGTGCCGAAGCCGACGAGTTAAGCAGCGATTACAACGCGCTGACCGAACACATAGAAGCTGTCCGCCGTGAGAGAACTGCTCTGCTCGAAGGTGCGAATCTTCCCTTGCCGGGGCTCTCTGTTGAGGGCGGCGACCTGCTTTACAACGGTCACAAGTGGGACGGAATGTCGGGAGCCGAACAGCTCATCGTCTCGACCTCGATAGTGCGGCGGCTCAATCCCGAATGCGGCTTCGTACTGCTCGACAAGCTCGAACAGCTTGACCTCGATACGCTGAAAAAGTTCGGCGAATGGCTCGAAAAAGAGGGCTTGCAGGCGATAGCGACCCGCGTTTCAACGGGGGACGAGTGCAGCATCATCATCGAAGAGGGCGGCGTAGTCGGTGCGGAGCCCGAACCGAAACAGTACAAGGGTTTCGGCGAATGGACTAAAAACAGCTGATGTTTTATACAAAATCTCACGGGTGAAATTGTGTAATGCTACAAATCGTTTTGGACAAAATCGCGAAAGTGTCAAAAAGTTGTACGTGGACGTGCAACAAAACGGCGTTTTTTCGCTATATATGGAGGGCTTTTTGCCCCGGGAAGAGAGGTACATAAATGTTTGAAATGACCACAGGAAAGATCGCGACGGCGCAGAAAGTCGTCATCTACGGGTCCGAGGGGGTCGGGAAAAGTACGCTTGCGGCGCAGTTCCCCCAGCCGCTGTTTATCGACACGGAGGGCAGTACCAACAAAATGGACGTTGCCCGCTACCCGAAACCCACGAGCTGGGAAATGCTCAAAAACGAGGTGCGTGAAGCCCCGAAAACGGGCTGTAAGACCATCGTTATCGACACGATAGACTGGGCTGAAAAGCTGTGTATCGCGAGTATCTGCGACGCTTCACAGAAAAAGGGTATCGAGGATTTCGGCTACGGCAAGGGCTACGTCTACGAGCGTGAGGAATTCGGGAAGTTCCTCGATCTGTTGCAGGATACCGTTGACAGCGGCGTGAACGTCGTGCTGACGGCTCATGCGCAGATACGCAAGTTCGAGCAGCCCGACGAACTCGGGGCTTACGACAGGTGGGAACTGAAACTCGGGCAGAAGACAGGCTCGCAGATATCGCCGATCGTCAAGGAATGGGCGGACATGGTGCTTTTCTGCAACTACAAAACCCACACAGTCGTCACGGATAAAGAGGGCAAGAAACGCAAGGCACAGGGCGGCGAGCGCGTCATGTATACGAGCCACAACCCCTGCTGGGACGCTAAGAACCGCGATGGTCTGCCCGAGATACTGCCGCTTGCCTACGAGCCGATAGCTCACATATTCGGGGACGTTCCCGCACCCGTGCAGGCACCGCCGCCCGTTCAGACTGCGCCTGA